AGCTCAACGTCTCCTACTACCGCAGCGGCTAGCGAACTACTAGAGAGCAAAACCTACTTCCCGGAGAACTGAAAGCTATGCTGAATGCCCTTGACGATACGACGACGAGCGTCGCGACGTTGAATCGCTCTCCAGCGTACGCGCTCGTCGCTTGCTGGGTCTCGACGTTGTTGCTCGCGACGATCCGCTCGCCACGAGTTCAACTCGAAAGAGTAGCGGCTGCGGTTCTCTACGCAACGGCTCGCGCGCGTCGCGCGTCGCGATCGATCGTCGAGTCGCGAGTCGCGCGCGTTCGACACGCAGCGAACCACGCACGGCGTCGCGACGGCGACGCGCGTCGCTTCGCGATTAGCACCGGGCGGCCCCACGCGGCGCGGAGAAATGTTTTTGGACGGGTCCTTCCTAACGGCAACGGCCGTGCAGCGTTTCCCACCGCCGTTGAGGGCCGCACCCTTATAATGGACGCTCAATTTCTAATTTATTTTCAGATTTTGGCGCGCCGTTTTCAAACTGTATTAGCTCGGAGGCGACTCGCGTGAAGCTCGTCGCTTTCGAGCGCGCTGATCAGCGAACGTCGGGCTGGTCGATGCGTACCCGCTTAGATCCAATCGACTTGAAGCGACTCGTCGTACGCAAGAAGCGAAGCGGCAAGTACCGGAAGTATCGCCGCGTCTACGATGATCGCTCTCGCTAAGAAGCAAGCTCGACGCAAGTCGCACGCCGCGTCTGGTCGCAAGATGCGCTGGTTCGATCGCGACGTAGAGATCGAGGTCTGCGTCGACAAGCGCAAGCGCCGCGCTCTAGAGTTGAACATCGAGCGGTGGCTGCGGTTCTTCTTCGGGCACATCTTCACGTACCCGTTCACGCCGCAGCAGCGCGAGATGATCGAAGCGATTCGGCTCGCGATCGAGATCGGCGGGGATCAAGCGATCGCTGCGTCTCGCGGCGAGGGCAAGACGACGATCGCTGAGTGCGTCGCGATCTTCTGCGTCTTGACCGGTCTCGTCAAGTTCATCGTCCTGTTCGCTGCGACCGGACCAGACGCGACTGACTCGCTCTCGACGATCAAGTCGCACTTGGAGACGAACGACAAGCTCTTAGAGTTCTATCCCGAGGTCTGCCGACCGATTCGAGCGCTGGAGAATACTCCGAACCGCGCTCACTACCAGACGGTCTCGGGCGAGCGTCACGATACCGGCAAGCGATTTAGTGAACACTTGTCTCGCTTCGTGTGGTGCGGGCGCGAGATCAAGCTGCCGAGCGTCCCGGGGTCGCGCGCCGGCGGGGCGTATATCGCGACGCGGGGGCTCGACTCTGCTGTTCGCGGCTTGAAGAAGGGTGACTTGCGACCAGAAGTCGCGATCATCGACGACCCCGATACCGAAGAGACGATCTCCAGCGAAGAGCAAGCCGCGAAGCTCTCGCGGAAGATCGACCGCGCGATCGCTGGTCTCGGCGGGCAGAAGCGACGCATCGCGCGCGTCTTGCTCGTGACGCTCCAGAGTCGTACTGGCGTCGGCTACTTGTACACTGACGCCACGTCGAAGCCGTCGTGGAACGCGAAGCGCTTTCGCTTCATGATCCACCCGCCGGAGCGACAAGACCTCTGGGACGAGTTCGTCTCGCTGCAAGAGAACGACTGGCGCGATCAGACGACGTTCGCTCGCGACCTGTACGCCGGCAACAGAAAGGCGATGGACGCCGGTGGCGTCGTCGCGAACAAGCACCGCTTCGCTGACGGCGAGCTGTCCGCGATCCAGCACTACTACACGTGGGTCGCGCGGATCGGGCGGGACGCAGTCGCGACCGAGCTGGACAACGACCCGCCAGAAGAACTCGTCTCGGTCGCGAGCGGCTTGACGGCGAAGCGAATCATGCTCAAGCTCTCGGGCTACGAGCGGCGCGTCGTCCCGCCGGAGACGCTCGTCGTCACGCAGGGCGTCGACGTTCAGAAGAGCGGGATCTTCTTCGTCGTCAAAGCGTGGCAGAGCGACGCGACCAACTACGTGATCGACTACGGCTTCGTCGAGACGCACGGAACGACGTACGGATCCGAAGACGGCGTCGAGTTCGCGGTCAAGCGCGCGATCTTAGAACGCTTCGAGCAACAAGTCGACGAAGACTACGCGCCGCGAACGAGCGACGGCCGACTCTTAGCGATCGACTTGACGCTCGTCGACTCTGGCTGGCAGACGCAAGCGGTCTACTCTGCGTGTCGCGAGATCGGCGGCGCGATCGTCTACCCGTCGAAGGGGCACGGCAAGTCGCACGGGTGCGCGACGCCGAACTTCTACGATCAGCTCAAGCGGACGAACGATCGACAGCCGGTTGCTGGCGGCGGAGCATTCCGCTCGCGACTTCCCGGCGGAGCGTGGCTCGTCCACGCGGACACGGATCGCTGGAAGTCGTTCGACCACGCGCGGTGGATGACCGCTGACGGCAAGCCCGGCGCTGCCTACGTCTTCGGCGTCGCGAGCGATAGCGAGATCAAGTTCATCGACAAGCGACTCCCAGCAGCGTCGAAGGACCACTTCTCGTACGCCCACCACTTGACGAGCGAGCTTGAGGTCGACGACATCGTCAAGGGCATCCCGCGCAAAGTCTGGAAGATCAGAGCTGGACGAGTTCAGAACCACTACCTCGACGCGAGCTATCTGGCCGACGTCGCGGCGGCGATGAAGGGGATCCAGCTGCTCGGCCCGCCGACGATCAAGACCGCGACTCAAGAGCTATCGCTCGCCGAGATGGCGCAAGCGGCGAGAGGAGGGTCGCGATGAGTCGCGCTCAACGACGCTTCGTCGTTCGCAACGACGACGAAGAGCGACCGCAGACGGTCGAGAAGTCGCTCGAAGACTACGCGCGCGAAGCCGCGCTCCACGCGATGGGATCGAAGGGCTTCGCTTGTCCGAACTGCGGCTGCAAGCACTTCGAGACGACGAACGTCTACCACGTTCGCGCCGGCTTGCGTCGTCGTCGCGTCTGCAGAAACTGCGGGCGCGTCGCGAGTTCGACCGAGATCATCGACCCGCCGCGCGAGAACTCTTAATCTTGCTACCGCTAGCGATTCGCTTGACAACTCCGCGCGAGCGAGCTTACGTTCGGCGCGAAGGGAGCAACGACTCATGGCCGATAGCGACGACATCAGGCAGTCGATCATCGACTCTGCGAAGACGGGGATCCAGCGCGTTCGAGTCGGCCATCAAGACGTTGAGATGGCGAGCGTCGACGATCAGCTCAAAGCGCTGACGCTCGCGTCCGACGCGGCGGACGATCCGGCGTTCGGCTTGCGATTCACGAAGCTCATCCCGCCCGGCTGCGGATATACTCGCGCGGACGGCAACCAGACCTAGCAAATGTTCGAGCGTCTCAAGCGTCGTCTCGGAAAGTTCTTGGGGTTCGACGACCCGAAGCGATCGCGGACGATCGACTTGGAAGCGCTCGAGGCTTTCCGCGCGCGGTGGATCTCTGGTCGCTACGAGAGCGCTCAGCAGGGCGACGAGTATCGCAACATCTGGGGCAATACGGACTGGTTCGACGCCGACAGCGCGCACTCGATCGACGTACGCAAGCCGCTAGTCTGGCGCTCGCGATACGAGGTCGCGAACAACGGCTTTAGCGACGGGATCGCTCAGACGTACGCGACCGACATGGTCGGACCGGGACCGAAGCTACGGATGATGACGGCGTCTCTCGGCTTCAATCAGATGGTCGAGACGACGTGGCAACTCTGGGCGCAGAAAGTCAGTCTCCGCCGCAAGCTCTGGTGCATGTGCCACGCGAAGCACGTCGACGGCGAGGGATTCGGATTGATGATGACGAACCCCGCGATCGATTTCCCGATCCAGCTCGACATCAAGCTGCGAGAGACGGACCAGTGTACGACTCCGTTCGTTCCGTTTACCGACCCGACGTACATCGACGGGATCAAGTTCGACGAGTTCGGCAACCCGCTCCACTACGACTTTCTCAAGTTCCATCCGGGCTCGAAGCGTCCCGTCGACTTCACGTACGTTCCGGATCAGATACCAGCTCAGTACGTGCTCCACTGGTACAAGATGCGGCGTCCAAATCAGCATCGCGGAGTTCCAGAGAGTAGCTCGACGTTGAATCTCGGAGCGGCAGCGCGTCGCTATCGCGAGGCGAACTTGTCGACCGCGGAGAAGGTCGCTGAGTTCACGTTGTTCTTGAAGACCATCTTTCAGCCGGAAGAACTCGCGACCGTCAAGCCGATGTCGACGCTCGACATTCAGCACGGGATGCTGACAGCGTTGCCGAATAACGTCGAGCCGTTTCAAGTTCGCGCTGAGCATCCGCCGGCGACGTACGATACGTTTCACAAGACGCTGATCAACGAGCAAGCGCGACCGAAGAGCATGCCGCTAAACAAGGCGATGTGCAACTCGGCAGACTACAACTACGCGAGCGGTCGTCTCGACCATCAGACGTACTATGCGGAGATCGACTTCGAGCGGCTCGACTGCGACGAGCTTGTCTTGGAGAAGCTCTTCGGGATGTGGTTCAAGCTCGCGATCAAGAATATGGGCTGGCTCAAAGGCGATCCGTTCAACGTCTCGCCGTTCGCGTCGCTCCACTCGTTCGACTGGCCAGCGCATCAAGTCGCCGACGTCGAAGCGGAAGCGAACGCGAACAAGACGCGGCTCTCTTCTGGACAAGTCGGGCTCGACGCGCTCTACACGGAGTACGGCGAGGATCTCGAAGAGATGATCCCCAAGATGGCGGAGACGTTCGGCGTAACCGAAGACGAGCTTCGTCGTCGCTTGTTCGACGTGATCCTCGCGCCGCCGAAGACTGGGCCAACTTCGCCGCCGGGAGCGAAGCCGCCGATCCCGCCGTTCGCCGCGAGCGAGCGGTTCGCGAAGTCGAACGGCAACGGAGTAGTTCATGCCGATTCCTAGTCCGAACAAGGGCGAGTCGCAAGACGACTTCATGAGTCGCTGCATGACGTTCATGCACGACGAGGGCGGGAGACCGCAAGAGCAACAAGTCGCGATCTGCTTGTCGACTTTCAGAAAAGGAACGCAAGCCATGGCAACGAAGAACATTCTCGCGTTCGCAGCTGGCGTCGATATCGTCGCCGGCGATGCGGACAAGAAGACGCCCGCGAAGTTCGATTCGGTCTTCTATACCGGAGGGGCGCTCGACATCGACGGCTGGGATCTTCCCGTCGTTGTCGATCTCTCCGGCGTTACGCCGGCCAATATTCTCGTCGCGAACCTCGATCACGAGGCGAGCCAGCGCGTCGGTAATTTCGACGTCACGAACGACGGGAAGTCGTTGACGGCGCACGGAACTGCGACAGCAGCGACTCGCGCTCGTGACGAGGTCGTGGCGAGCGCGAGCGAGGGATACAAGTGGCAAGCGTCGATCGAAGCGAAAACGAATCAGACCGAGCTCGTCAAGGCCGGCAAGATGGTCACGGTCAACGGTCAGTCAATTAAAGGCCCGATTTACGTCGTCCGCCGTTCGACGCTCAAGGGCTTTGCGTTCGTCAGTCACGGAGCTGACGACAACACGACGGCGTCAATCGCGGCGACTGCCGCAAATTCTCTAAGGAGCCATCCAATGAAGCTCTCAGCAAAGGCTAGCGAGTGGATCAAGGCAGTACTTCCGACCTTCGATCTCGAAGCCGCGAGCGACGAAGACATCGAGCGCTTGCAGAACGACTTCGACGGACGCCCGAACGCTCCGCGCAAGAGTACTGTCACGCTCGGCGATCGACTCAAAGCGCAAGACGACGAGCAGGCTCGCGTCGACTCCATATCGCAGACGATCGACTTGATCTACGGACGGTCGCCGAACAATCGCGAGCAGATCAAGCGGATCGGCGAGCGGGCGATCGCAGAGAAGTGGACCGACCAGCAACTCCGCGCCGAACTCTTCGAGGGCCTCATCCCGATCGCGAGCGCGAACTTTAATTCACGTCCGGGTCGCAACGTCACGGCGCGCGTCATCGAAGCAGCAATCTGCATGACGGGGCGACTCGTCGCGCTGGAGAAGAGCTTCGACGCTCAGACGCTGGAGATCGCGGCGGAGAAGTTCAAGTCCGGCATGGGTCTCAAGCAGTTGTGGTGTCTGGCGGCGGAGTCGAACGGCTTCCGCGCCGGCTTCGACGTTGATCTCGACGTTCACCGCGCCGCGTTCGGCATGATCAACGGCGCTGCTGGTCGCTACGTTCAAGCTGAAGGCTTCGCGACGCTCTCGCTCCCGAACATCTTGTCGAACGTCGCGAACAAGTTCCTCATGGAGGGCTGGCTCTCGATCGACCAGACTCCGCTTCGCGTCGGGAAAGTTCGGCCGGTACGCGACTTCAAGCAGACGACGACCGTGAGCTTGACCGGCGGCTTGATGTTCAAGAAGATCGGGCCGGACGGCGAGCTGAAGAGCGCGGAACTCGGCGAGACCGTCTATCTGAACCAAGCCGATACGTACGGGATCATCTGCCAGATCACTCGCACCGACATCATCAACGACGACTTGAACGCGCTCACGGCAGTCCCGACGCGAATCGGGCGCGGCGGCATGCTCAAGCTCAACGACTTGTTCTGGTCGACGTTCTTGAACAACTCGTCCTTCTTCACGAGCGGCAACAAGAACGTGAATACCGGCGCTGGATCCGCGTTGTCGTTCGCCGGCTTGAGCGCGGCGGAAGTCGTCTTCATGAATCAGCAAGATCCCGACGGCAACCCGCTGGGGATCATGCCGTCGACGTTGCTCGTCGGGCCGACGAACAAGACGACCGCGCTTCAGTTGATGCAGTCGACGACGCTGATCGGGTCGATCAACACGTCGACCGGTGCAGTATCGCCGTCGACTAACGTCTTCACGGGTCGCTACAACGTCGAAGCGTCGCCGTACATGGAGAACGTCAACTACACCGGCTACTCGACGACGGCGTGGTATCTACTCGCTCCGTCGAACATCTTGCCGGTCATCGAGATCGCGGCGCTCAACGGCAAGCCGGAGCCGACGGTCCAGACAGCCGACGCGGAGTTCTCGAACCTCGGCGTGTCGATGAGGGGCTATAGCGACGTCGGCGTCGCGTTGCAAGAGTTCCGCGGTGGCGTTCGCTCAGCTGGTGCGTAGTCGTTCGAGATCAAACCACTTTTATCGGAGTCGAAGACATGAAAGTTAGGATCCTACGAAACATCGCCAAGCGTCGCGATCTGACCGAAGACGCGGTCGTCGAACTCGACGACGCGGAAGCTCAAGCGTTGATCGACGAGAAGCTCGCTGAGCACCCCGACGCGAAGGGCGAAGCTCAAGCGGCTGCGGCGGCGGCTGCGGTCGAGCAACCGCTCCACGGGGTCGCGAAGGGACACGGTCGCGCGCACAAGGAGGGCGAGCAGAAGTGAGCGAGCGCTTCGTCTACTTGTCGATGCCGGCATACGGGCGTCAGACTGGCGACGCTGGTCGTGGGTTCTGGCGCGCGATGCGCGATCAGTCTTCGCTGACGTTCGACTACAAGAACGGCAGCTTGCTGACGTCGTCGTTCAATCAGACGTGGGCCGGAGCGCTGAATCGCGTTAGAAGCGGCGCTCGCGTCGACTACTTCGCGATGCTCCACGACGACGTCGGCCCCGAGGACTTCTGGCTCGACACGTTGATCGACGAACTCGAAGCGAAGCAGCTCGACGTTCTCGGCGTCGTCGTTCCGATCAAGGACACGCGCGGCTTAACGTCGCTCGCGATCGCGAGCGATGACCCGTTCATGCCGAAGTATCGCTTCACGATGACCGACGTCTACCAGTTGCCGGAGACGTTTTCGAGCGCTGATCTCGACGGCGAAGTGTTGCTCTTGAATACTGGCTGTTGGGTCTGCAAGTTCGACGTAGCGTGGGCGTCTAAGGTCTGGTTCGAGACGCACGATCGCATCGTCTTCAATAAAGCTCGCGATCGCTACGAGACGCAGACCGAGCCGGAAGACTGGTTCTTCTCGCGCGAGCTTAGCGCTCACGGCTTGAAGCTCGGAGCGACGCGCAAGATCAAGTTGATCCACACCGGCGACGTTCAGTTCTCGAATCAGCTTCCATGGGGCAGCGAGCTGTTCGATTCGGAAGCGAGCAAGAAGTCGCTCGTCGCTGGAGCGTTCCCCTACGACGTTGCTGGGTGGTTGACGACGCTTGAGGGAGCGAAGCTCAACGAGCTAGCTCGCGGGAAGCGCGTCGTCGAGATCGGGAGTTATTGCGGCTTGTCGACGATCTGCATGGCGCGGAGCGCGAAGACCGTCACGGCGGTCGACTACTTCGACGGACGCGCGACTCCGCAGCCACGCGATACGTTCGACGACTTCGTCGACGCGCTCGCTCGCCACGAGGTCATCGAGAAGGTCTCGATCGCGTCTCCGGACGACGATCTGGTCGGGCCATTCGATCTCGCCTTTATCGACGGCGCGCACGACCGCGCGAGCGTCGATCGCGACATCGACAAGATCGTCAAGACGTTAAGCGTAGACGCGATCGTCGTCTTCCACGACTACGCGAGTCGCGTCGATCCAGAGGTCAAGCAAGCGGTCGACGCTTGGGTCGAGTGCGGCGCTGAGTTGCTCGAAGTCTATCAAACGCTGGCCATCGTTAAGCCGCCAGCAAGAGTTCTAACGGAGGTTTAATCATGGCAATAGCAGGAGCATTATTCCGTTGCGGCGAGCCGGTCGTCATCGAGTACACGCCGTCGTCCGGCAACGTCGCCGCGGGGAGCGTCGTCGTCCTCGGGAACAACGCTGGGATCTGCTGCGGTATCGCGCATAAAGACATCGCGAACAACCGCACCGGCGCGCTCGCTCTCGGTCTCGGGACGTACGACTGCAAGAACTTAAACAACGCGGCGAACTGGGCGAAGGTCTACTGGGACGCGACGAACATCGGCGTGACGACTACGTCGACGAACAACGCGCTCTTCGGCTTCGTCTGCTTCGGCGGCGGCAACGGCGTCAATACGACTTGTATGGTCCTCCATCACCCGTACGTATAAATGCCGAACTTGATGCAAGACGCCGCGAGCTTTCTAGGCGATCGACTCAAGACCGTCGCTGGTCGCGTCGTCTCGATCGTTCAAGGCGCCCTGCGGCAAGACAACGTGACTGCAGTACTCGTCTTCAGGGACTACCAAATCTTCGACGAAGAAGGGATTATGACGTCCGTCCACGCCGGCGATTGGACGATCGTCGCTTCCGACTTGCTCGTCGCGTTCGAGTTCCGGGCTGGCGACTTGATCGTCGACGCGGACGCGACGTACGAGGTCTTGCCGATCGGGGATCGACCGTGCGTCGAGCCGCAAGACAGCGCCGGCGTCTTGCTCCTCGTTCACTCGAAAGAAGCGTGAGATGCCAGATGCGATCGCAGTCGACATCGCGAAGCAACTTACGACGCTGCTCACGGCGACGCTCGCGCCGTATAGCGTCGTTCCAGAGCGCTCGTATGCCGACTTCGATCTCGAACTCGACGACGACGAGATCCACGTCGACGTGGTCGTCGTCTCGACGAAGCAAACCGTCGAGCTTGGCTCGCGCGGCAAGAATAGATACGAGGTCCCGATCGACGTTGCGCTTCGCAAGAAGTTCGGCGAGAGCGACAAGGACCCGACGACTGGACGGACGATCATCGACAAGATCGACGAGATGATGCTGCTTGCTCAGACACTCAGCGAAGCGTTGATCCCCGAAGAACTCGGCGGGCTCGGGAGCTTGTGGCAGTCGAGCGAGCTGATCTCGCTCCCGTTGCTCAAACACATCCGCGAGCTGCGACAGTTCACGTCGATAGTTCGCGTCACGTTCGTTGCCTTCAACGATGTTCACCCTCAAAGTTAAGTACGTCGACAACTCGAAAGCCGTCAAGGCTGCGACCGAGAAGGCCGCATATCGAAACCTCGGCCACGCTGCGGCTTCGATTCGACTCGACGCCATGTCGACGCTCGTGCGGCCGCCGGGCGTCTCGAAGACGGCCGGCATCAAGCGCGACGCGCGCGGTCGCTTCTTGACCGGATCGGGAAAGCGAGCGCGGATCCGCTCGAAGCCGAGCGAAGCCGGCGGACCGCCGTACTCTCCGAGCGGCGCGCTCAAGCGTTCGATCGCCTACTCGTCTGACGGCAAGACGAGCGCGGTCGTCGGCGCGATGAGTTCGATCGTCGGCGAGTCGGGGAGCGCTCACGAGCTCGGCGGATACTACAAGCGTCAATACTACCCCGTCCGCGCGTTCATGTTTCCAGCGTTGCTCCGCGGGGCGCCGCGCTTCGCCGACGACTGGCGCGGCTCGATCGGAAGTTAAATCAACGACAAAGGAGAATAGCGATGGCTGGAACAAGTACAGTCAAGATGGGTTTTCAAGGCCAGCTGTTCTACGGCGCGCCGGGAGCGACCGCGACGACGCAACTAACGAACACGACCGACATCAACTTCCCCATGGATTCGGATACCGGCAACACGACCGTGCGCGGAACTGGTCTGACGATCCCCGTCGAGACGATGGGCGTCACGTGCATCAAGGGGACGATCGAGTTCACGATGATCAACGACTCAGCGGATACCGGGCTGGCGGCGATGATGACCGCCGCGGCGACTGGCGACGCGGTCGCTCTGCGACTCAAGGACTTCAGCGCCGGCAAGGGACCAGACGGCGACTACATCCTCAAGGTCGAGAACGCGCTCCCGCTAAAAGGAGAGCAGACGAAGAAGTTCACCGCGACGCCGACGCGAGGGTACGGGCGCGATCCATTACTGTACGTCTAATCACTAGCGAGGCACAATCATGTCGACGACTACAAACAGCGTCGCCGTATCCGGCGGCGGCTTGTCGATCTCGAAGCAGATGGTCCGGACGACCGACGGCGTCGACGTTCGCGACATATCGCTCCCAGTTGGGCAGCCCGGATCGCTTACGACTCGCACGAACAACACGGCTGGAACGCTCCTGATGACGAACTCGTCTCATGGAATAATCACCGGCCAGAAGATCGACGTGAGCTGGGCGCTCGGCGTGGCGTACAACGCGACCGTCGGGACCGTTAACAACGCGAGCGTCCCTTTTACGCTCGCGTCTGGCGACTCGTTACCGCTCGCCAACACTGCGATCGTCGCCGCGACGCCGGTCACGGCCGACATGACGATCGAGGGCGATCGACTCGCGATCATCGCGATCAGCTTAGAGCTACCGAACCCCGCCGACGCTTCGCTCGGGAAAGTTCGCTTTCTCGCCGCGAACTCTGCTGAGCTACTCGCCAAGACGATGACCGGGAACAATCCGCAGGTCTGGGACATCGCCGGCGGAAGTGCCAACCCGTTCGCGGGGATGACCGTGCAGAACTTCAACGCCTCGAACGGTTCGAGCGCGAACCCCGCGACGCTCAAGATCATCAGCGCAGCCGACAATACTCCGTGAGGATCCGATGCCGAAGTTCAACGACGCGACTGGAGTCGACTGGGAGCTGACGCTTACCGTCGGTGGTCTCGAAGCGCTTCGCGAGATCGACGCGAACTTCTTGCTCGGCGAGCCGACCGAGACGTTCGCGCGCTTAGAGCGCGACCCGGTCCTGCTGTGTCAAGTCGCATGGGTCCTGTGCGAGTCGCAAGCCAAAGAGCGGAAGATCGACCAGAAAGCGTTCTACGATCGACTCTACGGCGATACGCTCAACGTACTAACGGAGGCGCTGCTCGCGAGCATCGTAAATTTTATCCCGAGTCATTCTCGCGCGCTGCTCAAGACAAGCGTCGAGAAGAACAAGGCGATTCACGACTTGCTGGTCGCGAAAGCGATGTCGAAGATCAACGACGACGCGCTGAGCCAGAGGCTAGTCGCGGCGGCGGAGAGAGCGATGGACAACGAGATCGAGAACCTTATGAACCGCTTCGAGAGTGTTGGGAACTCGCGGGCTTCGTCGGAGTCGATCCGCGCGAGTTGACGCTGCGACATCTACGCTGGATGGCGAACGGACGAGCAGCGATCTTGGGCGGCTTTCAGAGCGCGACGAGCGACGTCGGTCAAACGCGAGAACAAGTGACGATCATTCCCTACGACCCGCAAATTCTGCAAGCATGGGCGGCGAGTTGAGCGATGCCGGGACGATCAGATATCGAAGCTGGACGAGCTTACGTCGAGCTGTTGCTCAAGGGCGAAGGCTTTCAGAAGGGTCTCGAAGCCGCGAAGTCGCAACTCCACGCCTTCTCTGGAGGGATCACGGCGATCGGGGCGAGCTTGTTCGCTGCTGGCGCGGCGATGCGCGGAGCGTTGCTCGGAGCGCTGACGGTCTTCGCTGAGACTGGCGAGCAGCTCGACATACTCTCGAAGCGAACTGGTATCAGCGCCGGAGCGCTCGCCGAGCTTGAGTACGCCGCGCGTCAGTCTGGTCTCTCGATGGAGAGCGTCGAGGTCGCGATCCGCAAGATGCAGAAGACGCTCGGCGACGCCGAGCTCTACGGCAAGAAGGGAAGCGACGCGCTTCGTCTGATCGGCTTGAGCGCTGGCGATCTCGTCAAGCTCTCGCCGGACCAGCAGTTCCAGAAGATCGCTGACTCGATCGCTAAGATCCCCGACCAAGCGCTACGAGCGAAAGCCGCGACTGACTTGTGGGGTCGCTCGGGGACCGTGATGCTTCCGATGATCGAGAACTTGCGCGCGTTGCGACAAGAAGCTCGCGATCTTCATCTGATCCCCAAGTCGGACGATATACGGCTCGCGCGCGAGACGGCCGACGCTTTTAAGCGACTCGTCGATCTCGTCAAGATGACGACCTTCGAGATCGGCGCCGCGCTCGCTCCAGCGTTCTTGCGAACCGCTGAGGTCATCCAGAAAGCGCTCGTCCAGATCAACGACTTCATCGACACGCATCGCCAGCTGATCGTCGTCGCGTCTGGAGTCGCGACCGCGCTCTTGCTCGTCGGCGGCGCGTTGCTCGGCGTCACGGCTGCGGTCAAGGTATTGCAAGTCGCGTTCTCTGGCGTAACGACGATCATCTCTGGCGTGATCTCGCTCTTCGGCTTCTTGCTCTCGCCGATGGGGCTAATCATCGCCGGCTTGGGCGCAGCAGCGTTCGCGTTCTTCAAGTTCACGAAGGCTGGACAAGACGCGGCGGCGTCGATCGGGAAGATACTCGGCGACATCTACGCCGACTTCCAAGAGACGTTCGGCGGAATCAGCGACGCGATCTCGGCTGGCGACTTCGCGCTCGCCGGCGAGATCGCGATGGCTGGCCTCAAGCTCGTCTGGACTGAAGGTTGGGACTGGATCAAGAACTCGTTCTTTAAGGTCTGGGCCGCGATCAAGATCACGTTCTTCGAGGGCGCGCGCTTTCTCGCCGACGCGTGGTCGGTCGTCTGGGTCGCGATGCAGAATACGTGGGAGTTCTTCCAGACGTTCTTCGGGACTGGTCTGATCAACTTTCTCGCGTTCGTCAAGAGCACGTGGGCGGCGACGATCAACGGTCTCAAGATTTTGTGGATCGAGATTTGGTCGGGGATCATGACCTTCTTCGACAAAGCGATCGCGACGCTGCTCGAAGGGCTCGCCGCATTTATTCAGGCCGTGCCGACCGGCCACGAGATCCTCGTCGCGTTTACTGGTCAAGACGAGCGCGACTACCAGAAAGCTGCGAAGGCCCTGCGCGACAAAGCCGCAGGGCACAAGACCGACGCCGACGCGGCGAAAGCGGCCGCGAAAGAAGAGCAGGACGCGATCGAGAAGACGCGCCGGATGGCGGTCGACGCGCTCGAAGATCGCGAAGCGAAGGACAAGGCAGCTCGCGAGAAGAAGCTGCAAGAAGACATCGCGGCGCGGCAGAAGATACTCGACGACATGCGCGCGGACGCGGCGAAGATCGGCAAAGAAGAGAACCCCGAGATCGCGGAGCAGCGGAAGAAGCTCGAAGAGCTACGCAAGCGAGCAGCAGAAGAGAAGGCCGCGGCCGACAAGGAGCGCGATCGCAAGGAGCGCGAGAAGCCGCCGCCTGTCGTCCCCGGTGGCGAAGGGACGCCGCTACCCGCTAAGATGGAGACGGTCGGGACGTTCTCTGGCGCGGCTGCGATTCTTCTCGGCGGAGGCGGCGGGCCGGTCGATCAACTCAAGAAGATGAACGGCAAGCTCGACGTTATGATCATCGCCGGCAACGAGAATACCGACAAGATCGTCAACGCGGTCGGCGGGACTTTTAAGTAGCAACTATGCCGCTAACATACTTGTTTCAAGAGACGCCGGACTCGCGCTCGTTCACGCGCGACCCGCCGAGCTATACGCTCAAGTTCATCAGTCAAGGCGAGTTCAACGACGCCGTAGTCCAGAGCTACGCGATCGCGACGACGCCGTCGATGATGCTGACGCCGGTCGGGATCTTGCGACGTACGAACGTCAAGGTCACGGAGAAAGCGCACGCGCTCTATGACGTCTCGATCGACTACGGCAAGAAGAACCGCGAAGTCGGATCGTTCTCGTTCCACTTCGACACGACCGGCGCGACCGTGAAGGTTCTGGTCGCG